GACCGGAGCGGACGAGCTGAGCAACGTAGGAATCATGACGAAGTTCCAGTACAAGTCCGAATACTTCGGCGAGAATAATACAGCGCTCACAGACACGATGTCGCTGATCAGCATCCAGAATCAGGGCATAGAGAACGCTGTGAAGGACTCGAGCACCTACAGATTCATGGCAAGGGTGAACAACTTCACCAAGCCGTCCGATCTGGCGAAGGAGCGGAAGCGGTTCACAGCGGAGAATCTGACCGGAGGCGAAGGCGGGATCCTGCTGTTCCCGAATACATACACGGACATCCAGCAGATCAAGAGCAGTGCCTACACCGTGGACGCTGACCAGATGAAGATCATCCAGAAGAATGTCTATGACTACTTCGGAGTGAACGAGGCCATCCTTCAGAACTCTGCTGTCGGGGACGCAATGGATGCATTCTGGAACGGAGCGATTGAACCGTTCGCTATCCAGCTGAGCGAAGTTCTGAGCAAAATGATCTTTACGCCTACAGAGCGGGCACACGGTGCGGGCATTATCGCCAACGCCAACCGGCTGCAGTACATGACGGTCTCGGAGAAGATCGCAATGGCGCAGCAGCTGGGCGACAGAGGCATGATCCTGATCGACGAGATCCGTGACCTGTTCAACTACGCGCCGCTGCCGGATGGTAAGGGTCAGATGGCACCGATCAGAGGCGAATACTACAACGCCGGGGAGGATCGAAATGAAGAATAGAGAATACCGGAGCATGGAGTTCCGGATCAGCGAAGATAACGAATACATTGTCGAAGGATATGCTGCCACATTCGAGCCGTATGTCCTTTTTTCTGAAGACGGAGTCGACTACAGCGAACGCATCGAGCCGACAGCCTTCGATGACACAGATCTGACGGACGTTGTGTTCCGGATCGACCATCAGGGGCCCGTCTTTGCACGTACATCTGCCGGTTCAGTACAGCTGTTCGTAGACGATCACGGTCTTGGTAATGTGACAGATCTGTCCAGGACTCAGAGAAGCCGTGACATCTTCGAAGAGATCAAAGCCGGCAACTATCCCAAGATGTCGTTCGCCTTTACGGTTGAGGCTGACCATTATGAGCGGGCCACTCATACGCGGGTCATCGACCGGATCGCAAAGGTGTTCGATATATCACCTGTAAGTTTCCCGGCAAATCCGGGAACTGAACTGTCAGCACGTGACTACTTCGACGGAGTGATCGAAGCAGAGAAAGCGGAGCGACTGGAGCGTGAACGGCAGGAACAGGCAAAGCGCAAGCTACAGTTGCGCATCAAGATTGGAGGTTATCTCGATGGAAATTAAAGAGATGACGATGGAAGACATCCAGGCACGGATGAAGGCCATCAACGAAGAGCTCGCAGGAGAGTGCGATATCGATGCGCTGACTGCCGAGTTTGAGGCTCTGGAAGCTCGCTCTGCTGAAATCAAGGAACAGGCAGAGAAGAGGAGCGCCCTGATCCAGCGCATTGCTTCCGGCAACGAAGGATCCGTCGTGGAAGTCCACGAAGAAAAGGAGATCGAAATGGAAGAAAGAAAACTGACTCCGGAAACTGTCGAATATCGTGATGCTTACATGAAGAAGCTCATGGGCAAGACAATGACAGTCGAAGAGCGTGCTGCACTGACAGACGCAGCTGACATCATCCCTACAGAAACACTGAACAAGATCTACGGTAAGCTGGAAGAGAACCCGCTGATCCGTGAGCTGGATGCTCTGCGGATCCCTGGCTATGTACAGGTTCCGTATGCAAAGACTGTCAACGATGCAAGCTGGCTGGCAATCGCTTCCGCTTCCACTGACAGCGCTGATGTTGTAGACAGCATCGCCCTGACAGCGAAGAAGCTGATCAAGACAGTTGAGATCACAGCTGACATCCAGGCAATGTCCATCCCTGCATTCCAGGACTGGCTCGTTACTAAGCTGGCTCAGAAGATGGAAGCTGCTATCTGCGCAGCAGTCATGAACGGTGCCGGCTCCACAACAGTTCCGGAAGGCATTCTGCACAAGGTCACAGGCCAGTCGGCGATCGCCACAGTATCTGTAGCATCCATTGCTGATCTGATGGGCAAGGTCGGTCCGGCATACCACAATGACGCAGTATTCGTCATGACACCGACTACATTCTTCGGCAAGATCGTACCGCTGGGCAACGATGTCAACGGCCTGCTGGTCATGAACGGCATCGACTACAGACTGCTGGGTCATAAGGTCATTCTGGATGCGAACGCGAACTGCGTAGCTAAGGGCGAGTCCACAACACCGTCCGAGCACATCCTGTTCGGTTCCCTGCGTAAGGGCTATGTCTGGAACTATGGCGAAGGCATCAGCATCGAAGCTGACCAGTCCGTAGCATTCCGCAGCGGCTCCACAGTCTACCGTGCAATGGCACTGTGCGACGGCGCGGTTGCAGACGAAGAAGCGTTCGCCTGGGCAAAGTGCTAAGTTAAACGCATCGGAGGCAAAATGAAAACACTTATCGCGATTCCGGCAATGAACCAGGTGCCGACACAGTTCGCAGCATCACTGGCAGTGCTGCAGAAGGACGAGGACACCGTCATCGGCTGGCAGATCAGTTCACTGGTCTACCTGGCACGGAACACACTGGCAAAGGCCGCAATCGAGATGGGTGCGGACTATGTTTTGTGGCTTGACTCGGACATGACATTCGAGCCGGACACGCTCATTAGGCTGTTGAAAGACCACGAGGAGAAGAGGGGCGACATAATCAGCGGGTTGTACTTCAAGAGAGTGCCGCCCTACACTCCTGTGCTGTATGAGGTGTTTGAAGCCGGGGAAACTGAATCAAGTTACCTGATACAGACGAAGATCCCGGACGGATTCTTCGAAGTGCAGGCGTGCGGCTTCGGCTGCGTGCTCACACCGGTGGAAGTCATCCGGGCCGTGGCGCATGAATACGGAGCACCGTTCACACCGATCAAGGGGAACGGCGAAGATCTTAGCTTTTGCTGGCGTGCGCGTCAGCTGGGCTACAAGATCGTAGTGGATCCGAGCATCAGCTGCGGGCATGTCGGCTACCAGGTCATAACAAAGAGTTTTTACGACAAGTTCGTAAGTTTTGGAGGATTGAATGAGTGATTTAATCGATAAAGCGAAGGATGTGCTGGATGTCACGTCCACCACGTTCGACGAAGAAATCGAAGACCTGATCGATGCAGCCATGCGTGATCTGGGTATTGCCGGCATCGAATATGCCAGCGTCACGGATCCTCTTATCATCCGTGCCGTACTTACGTATGTGAAGGCTCACTTCGGTGAACCCGCAGAAACCACATATCAGCGCCTGAAAGCGTCATACGACGAACAGAAGGCACAGCTGCAGATGGCCACCGGATACACTGACTGGGGTGCCGGTGCAGAGTGCAATGGATGATAAGCGGAGAGTGATCTCGCTGATCGCCGTGACTCATGATCGAGATTCCATCGGCCAGATCGTCCAGGTAGAGACGAGGACAGAAGTGATCTGTACATTACGCAGCGCGTCGTTGTCGGAGTGGACGGATGCAGGGCAGCTCGGTTTGTCTGCCCAGTATCAGGCGACGATATGGTCGGCGGAGTACCACGGCGAAGAGATCGTGGAGATCGGCACGAAGCGGTACAAGGTATACCGCACATACGAAACCGGGCGAAAGATCGAACTCTATCTGGAGGAGATGGTCGGTCATGATCAAGGTCAGTCCGAATCAGCTGGCTAAAGAGATCCTGAAGGAACTTGATACATACACCGAGAGCGTGACGGAAGCAGTCGATGCGGCTGTCGGAGAGATCGCCAAGGAGAGCCGAAAGAAACTTCGGGAGGTCAAGTCCGTGCAGGGTTCCAATGTCTGGCACAACTATCCGAAAGGGTGGACGATCAAGTCCAAAAAGCGCAAAGGCAGACGGGAAGAGACGGTCTGGAACTCCAGGTATTACCGTCTCACCCACCTGCTGGAGAACGGTCACGTGATCAAAAACGGAACCGGGCGCACATATGGACGTACCAGAGCGTTCGAACACATCGGTCCGATCAACGAACAAGCACAGGAGAAACTGCTGAAAGCGGTGCAGGAGGCGATTGAAAAAGGATGACACTGGAAGACTTTGTCGCAATGTTTGAGAACGTAGGCATGCCAATCGCCTTCGATCACTTTAAAACAGCGCAGAAACTGCCGTACCTGGTCTACATCGTTTCAGCGAATGACCAGTTCGCAGCAGACAACAAAACTTTCCATTCCGTACCGGTGCTGCAGCTGGAGCTGTACACGGAGCAGAAGGACATGGAAAAAGAAACAGCCGTCGAGACAATCATCGACGACTTTTTTTACACAAAGGAAGAAGAGTATCTGGACGACGAGCAGATGTACATGGTCGCGTACAGATTCGTTCTTCAGAAGTAAGGAGAAAAAATGGCAAACAACAAGGTTAAGTATGGTCTGAAAAATGTCCACTACGCAATCTACAACAGCACCAGCAATACCTATGGCACACCGGTCGCTGTTCCCGGAGCCGTGAACCTGTCCCTGTCTCCGGAAGGCGAGAGCAACACGTTCTACGCTGACAACGTAGCTTACTACGTAACACAGGCAGACCAGGGCTATTCCGGCGAACTGGAGATCGCAACCATCCCTGATGCAATGCGCAGGGACATCTGGGGCTGGACACTGAACACTGACGGAGTCCTGGTCGAAGACAACCAGGCAGCAGTCGCTACATTCGCTCTGCTGTTCCAGATCAACGGAGACGCTTACAACCGGCACTGCGTACTGTATGCATGCTCTGCCGGACGTCCGAACATCAACGGTGCTACGATCGGCGAGCAGGCAGAACCTCAGACAGAGACGATCGACCTGACAGCAATGCCGAGAGCTACAGACGGAATCGTTCAGGCTGTTACAACTGACACGACAGCCACAGCGACAGTGGCCGGCTGGTACAGCGCAGTCTACACAGGCTAAAACACAAAGGAGGCAAATCATGGCGGTGATTAAGGAAGTAAATATCGACGGGAGACCGGTGAAGTTTATGGCATCGGCCAGAACGCCGAGGATCTACAGACAGAAGTTCGGGAGGGACATCATGGTCGACATGAAGTCCCTTTCGGACCGTTTTAAGGATCTCGAAGGGACAGACGGCCAGCTGAGCGTGCTGGATCTGACGATATTCGAGAATCTCGCGTATGTGATGGCAAAGCAGGCAGACGACAACATTCCGAACACGATCGACGAATGGCTGGACGAGTTCAGCACGTTCGACATCTACGAGGTGTTCCCGGAACTGATGGATCTGTGGAAGATGAACAAGGCAGGGCTGTCACAAGCTAAAAAAAAATAAGACAGACTGAACGAGAGTTCAACACGGCGGTACTGGAGCTCCGGATGGGGCAGTTGGGAATAGCCAGCATCGCTGATGAGTATACGGTCGGAATGGTGCTCGATCTGCTTGTAGAGCAGGCGAACGACCACGAAGACTACGACATTATTGCAACACAGGATGACATCAATGCCTTCCTGGGGAGGAGAGTTTAATGGCGAGTGACGCAAAAGTACGGGGCATAACCATAGAGCTCGGAGCAGATACTTCCGGAATTAGCAAAGCACTCGGACAGTTGAACGGCGAGATCAACAAGACTTCTAAGGAACTGAAGGATGTTGAGCGGCTGCTTAAACTGGATCCGAAGAACACGGAACTGCTCGCACAGAAGCAGAGACTGCTGACCAAGGCCATCGGCGAGTCAGAGAAGAAGGTAGAGTCGCTGAAGCAGGCACAGGAGCAGCTGGGCGAACGGACCGAGAAGAACGCTTCGCAGTGGGATGCTATCGAGCGCGAGATCATTGCCTGTACGAAAGAGCAGGAGAGATGGCGCAGTCAGCTGGACAAAGTGCCGGGCACGATGGACAAGATCAAAGCATCTGCCGAAGCCATCTCGCAGGTGACCGGCCAGCTCGCAGAGAAGACTGCCGGAGTCAGTAAGGCTGCAGCGGGTGTTCTTGCCGGAGCCCTGGGCATGGCATACAAAGCCGGACAGTCGGCGGACGAGATCAACACACTGGCTAAGCAGTACGGAGTCGCGACTGACACGATCCAGAAGTTCAACTACGCTCAGGAGCTGGTCGATGTCAGCACGGACACGATGCTGTCCTCGATGAGCAGACTGACGAAGCAGATCGGAGCAGGGAACTCTGCCTTCGAAACTCTGGGCGTTTCGATCAGAGACGCGAACGGCGAGTACCGGGCAACGGAAGACATCTGGTACGACGTGCTCCAGGCACTGAGCGAGGTAGAGAACGAAACAGAGCGTGACATCCTCGCACAGGAGCTCTTCGGAAGAAGCGCAGCAGATCTGGCTGGCATCATCGATGACGGAGGAGCCGCTTTAAAGCAGTATGGCGAGGAAGCCGAGAAAGCCGGTCTGATCCTCGGACAGGATGCTCTTGACTCTGCAAACGAGTTTAATGACGCTCTGGATCAACTTAAATCGACAGCCGGACAGGCATTCATGGAAGCGGGCACCACACTGGCGACAACACTGCTGCCGCATCTCGAGAAGCTGGCAGAAGTGCTGAAGCAGGCGATGCAGTGGTTCGCATCCATGGACGGCGAGACACAGTCATTCATCCTCACGATGGTCGCACTGGCGGCAGCACTGTCTCCGGCGCTGAAACTGATCAGTACGATCACCGGCGCAGTTGGTAAGCTTTCCGGTGCAATGACCTTCCTGTCTTCACCGATCGGCATTGCGGTCCTTGCCATAACCGGGCTGATTGCTGCAGGTGTGCTCCTGTACCGTCACTGGGACGAGCTGATGGAGTATGCCGGGAAGCTGAAGCAGAATCTGTCCGATAACTTCGCTTCTGCCAGGGATGCAGTTGTCGGAGCGTTTACGACGATCATCGAATGGGCAAGAGATCTTCCTTCCAAAGTCGCAAACGGGATACTGGAGCAGATCGGACTGGCAAAGAGTGCTGCCGAACAGCTCGGACAGGGCATCATCGACAAGATCGCGGAGTTCTTCGACAATGCAAAGAAGGTCGGTTCTGATCTGATTGGCAAGGTCAAAGAAGGTATCGACGAAGCATTCAACGGCATTAAGGATTTCATCGAAGGCATCGGTTCCGATATTGTCGGCGGTGTATGGACAGGAATTAAGAATGCAGCAGGTAAGTTCACTCAGGATGTCAGAGACTTCTTCACCGGGATCGTCGACAACGTCAAGGGTGCGCTGGAGATCAATTCGCCTTCCAAGGTCTTTGCCTACATCGGCGAGATGATGGGCGAAGGTCTGTCTGTTGGATGGGAAGATGCGATCCGGGATCTTAATCCGGAGTTGGATGTCATGGCAATGGCAACCGGCGCAGCAACAGCAGCCGGATCCACGTACAACTTCACTAACAACGTCAACCTGCACGGCGAATACCATGAGCGTGACGGGCTGATGATGGCAATGAGCATCGATAAATGGCTCGGGGAGAGAATCTGATGGTGAGACAGTTTAAGCTGCAGAACGCACTCGGTCAGACATTCGACCTGATGCAGCGGGATGCGTTCTTCTATTCGCCGGACGGCCTTGGCTTCCGGATGAACACGGAATACATGCAGATCGGCAACAGTTACCAGCTGATCGACACGGAATCTGCACAGAAGACACCTGCCGGTATCATGGTTTTCTCCACCTATGCCAAGTATCAGGAGTTCGTACAGTTCATTACGCCGACACCGCTGAAGCTGATGTACAAGCCAGTCAACGAATGGGCGTACCTGGACTGCATCATATCCAGCCTGAGCAAGGCGGAGATCGACTACAGGGACAACCGGCTGAAGTGCAACATCGACTTCCAGGGCTTGTCCAAGTGGTACATCCCACGCTCTGCAAAGAGATCCAGCGTCACGGTGGTGGATGCCAAGAAGTACAACTACACGTACAACTACAACTACGCAGACGCGATCACTGGACTGATCAACATCACGAACAACTCCTCCGAAGCATCGCCGACGATCATTTCCATCATGGGCGAGATCACCGATCCGGCATGGTCACTGATTGTCAACAACCAGACGGTGCAGAGCGGAGCTGTATCGGGAACGATTGCATCCGGCAACAAGCTGATCATCTGTTCCAAGGACAATCAGCTGGAGATCGCAGAGTACACGCTGAACAATGAGTACGTCCGGAATCTGTACCAGGCATCAGACTTCACCCTGGACAACTTCATCTACGTCCCTGTAGGGCAGTCTACGCTGCGTGTCACGGGTTCCGTACAGGACACGATCGACGCTACGATCGAGATCGAGGAACTCCATGAAACGATATAGGATAGACATCTTCGACAGGGCGTTCAACTTCGTGGACATGGGCCAGACATCTGATCCGACGCTGATCATCGATTATCTGGTTCAGTCCGCGTCTTCGGTCATAGTTCCTAAGAAGCTGACAGCCTCGAAGGGAAACTACATTCAGGTCCGGGACGATACCGGGCAGATGTTCCAGGGCATCGTCACAGATTATGCTTACGACGGGAAGACGACCACGATCACGATGTCCCAGATGTCCAAGCTTCTGGATGTCGATGTATTCGCGGATGTAACGACGCTGCCGGACGGGATCGAGTCATGGATGAGGGCGCAACTGAGGTCGGTATATGCCGGCACGGATGCGTCCCAGGCTCTGACCGGTCTGACCTTCTCCGGGATCTACAGCACTGCCGGAGCATACCCCGCAACAAATGACGGGATCTACAACCTGTACGATCTGGCGGTCTACTTCTTCAAGGTGTACGGAGTGATCATCGACATTTCGTTCAGCGTCTCAGCCAGAACGGTGACATTCTCCTTCCGAAAGGTGGACACGATCAACGTATGGAAGATAGAGACCAAGCTGGCCGATGTGGCTGACTGGTCTGTCAATGCTTCCAGCGTCAACGAGTACCCGAACAAGATGGTGATCCGGAACGAAGCAGATCCGACCGAGGAGCTGACATACTACTGGCATCCGAATGGGTTCTCCGGGACGGTGGACACAGACGGAACGCAGAACAGAGTGCTGCCTGTGGTCAGCCGGTGCGCTCTGATCGGTGTCGATGAGGAAGACACGTTTGAGAATGCTTCCTATGTCGAAGCGGTGAGTCAGATGTATCAGAGTCAGTTCGACGATCAGATAGAGATCACTTTCAACACTTCGAGCAGGCTGGTGGAAGTCGGTCAGCTTGGCCAGTGCTATTCCGTCATCGACGGATCCACGGTCTACAACACGGTGCTGACGGGCTACCAGAGACTGAATGACAAATACACACGCATGACGTTCGGTTATGTCCGGACGAGACTTACACAGATTCTTCAGCAGGAAAGGAGAAGAAATCAATGAGAGTATTGAGAGCAACCGGGGAGAACATTTCACCGAGTGATGATGCCTCGCTCTTCAATCAGGTGTTTAAGACAGACGGCCTGTTCAAAGACGTGACGATCAGCTCGCTGGGCTCCAACCAGGTGAGCATCCCGGCACTGTACGGCATCATCCAGGGGCGCGAGTTCACAAACGCTGCAGAAACCCTGAGCGTCACACTGCCGACATCCGGCACAGCCACCGGCTACATCTATGTGCAGTATGATCTGGCTGCAGATCCGATCGGAACACTGGGCAGTGCACTGGCACCGTTCACCCCGACATATGAGGACATCAACGAGAACGGCACAGTTGCGCAAATGGTTCTTGCGACCTATACAGCTTCGACTGTGGCGGTAACATCCATCACGCAGACCTACAGCCGTGCCGGTGTCAACAGCCAGAAGATCGTCACAGGAACGCTTCAGGCAGGGAACTGGTCTGACGGTGTCTATTCACTCGGAAGCACCTATCCGTCCTCGCTGTACAATCTGGAGATCGAGCTGAACGGTGATGCTGCAGGCGAGGAAGAGATCAACGCATGGAGTGATGCGCAGATTCTCGGATCGTACACAGCGAACCGTCTGATCGCGAAGGGCACAGTACCGGCGATCGACCTGCCGGTCATCATCAAGGTGGTGAGCAAGGCATGAGCACGATGGTAAAAGGCGGCGGTTCTATTGCCATGACTGACTTCAAGAACGGAGTCAACGTCGAGTATCAGAGCGCTGCAGCGACTGGCTCTGTTACTTTCACAGCAAGCAAGAACTGCTATGTGCTCATTATCTTCACCAGGTCGAACCGTAACACGAGCGACAACATCACCTGGACGATCAACAAGAACGGTTCCACGGTCGAGACCTTCACCGCATCCACAGGGAGGATGGCTGTAGACACGAGAAGCATGAAACTGTCGGCAGGGGATGTCGTCATTGTCAGCGTGAATGCTGCATCCGGCTACGCAGGGGCGCGATGCTTTATCGCTTCCGCAGGCAAGGACACAATTTCGTAAGGAGGATCCATCATGAAAATCAGTGAAGTATATCCTGAGTACGTATTCCAGCGCCTGGCTAAGTTCAGAGTCGTCGCTGTCAACTTCAACACCAACGAGTTCCTGGAACTGGCTTCGCTTACAGTAGGCCAGGTAAAGAGACTCATCGAGATGCAGAACGTTAAGTTCTACCAGATCGAGACGGAGGAATAAACAATGATCACTACGACACTATCTGCAAGCAGTCTCTGCAAGTCGCAGGTAATCGCTCTGGGGCGGCAGCTGGAAAACAACTACCGCCAGATCATCTTCGATTGCAGTGACTTCAGCGAAACGATCACCGGGATCACACTGGTGCATCAGCGCAGTCAGGACACTGCACCGTACATCGTCGACACGCAGACCGGCACCAGCTTCACCTGGACGATCAGCGACACGGACACGCTGTACTACGGCTATGGCAAAGGCGAGATCCGGATCAGCTTCGATACCGGACTGGCGAAGAGCATCGCCTTCACGACCATGACCATCAAGAGTATCACTGCCGACACGGTCATCCCCGCACCGCTCCAGAGCTGGTACGACACGATGATTGAGTACATCGACCAGCACTCGGTAACCATCGACGAAGTGGACGAGGCCATCGAAGACTATCTGGACACGCATCCGATCCAGGCACCGGTCCAGAGCGTGAACAGCATGACCGGCGATGTGGTGATCACAGCTGCATCCCTGGGCGCGCTTACTTCCGAGACCGATCCTGTTTTTGTTGCATCACCTGCACATGGCATCACATCGGCAGACATCGCTAACTGGAACGGGAAGAGCGACTTCAGCGGAGCGTATGCAGACCTGACAGGGAAGCCTACGATTCCTACGAAGACGAGCGATCTGCAGAACGATTCCGGCTACATCACTTCCGCACCTGTCGCTTCCGTCAACGGTCAGACAGGGACGGTGGTTCTGGATGCGGACGATGTTGGTGCGCTTCCCGATTCGACTGCCATCCCGACCAAGACATCAGACCTGACGAACGACAGCGGGTACATCACATCCGCAGGCGCACCTGTGCAGAGCGTGAACGGGCAGACCGGAGCGGTTATCATCGGCAACGCTACAACAGCGAGCGCAGGACTGATGTCCGCTACGGACAAGTCGCATCTTGATGATGTGTACGCAGACTACTCTTCTGCACTGACTGCACTGGGGGTGATCTGATATGGCAGGAACACCTTTAACCGATGCAATCAACGCACTGACTACCTATTCCAACACAGTGACAGGTGCGAGTGACACAACATTGAGCGAAGCGGTTGCAACGCTTGCGGCTGGATATGGTGGCGGTGGAGTAGACTGGTCTGCGGTTGCCATCGGTACAGAGCCGGATGGAGCGATCACGCTGAACTTCGGCAACAATAAAAACTTCCGAACGGCGGCATTCAGAGGGTGCACCAAACTGACATCTGTAACGGTCGGCACGTTCCCTACAGCGTGGGATACACCTGGCGATGTGTTCTATGGATGCACAGCCCTGGCTTCATTCGATTTCGGTCAGATTGGTAGAATCGGCGGTTCGTGGTTCCGCGACTGCTCAGCACTCACGCACGTTGAATCCACGTCGGTTGTCCGGCTTAACGGGACCTATATCTTCCAGAACTCCGGTATTGTCAGAGCCTGCTTCCCGAACCTGACAGGATTGACTGGCAGAGCGTTTGAAAGTGCTACACATCTTGAACTGGCGGACATCGGAAGTGCAGACACTGTACAGGCTAATTTGTTCAACAATGACGGCGCACTCCGGACACTGATCATCCGCAGATCCACGATGGCATCATTGAACTCATGGAGTTCTTCGTGCTTGGGTGGAATTTACAGCAATCCTACTGCATCCACGATCTATGTGCCGTCATCGCTGGTCAGCACATACCAGTCCGGTACACTGTGGGCGGATGCCTACAATGCTGGAGTAACTTTCACAGCACTTGAAGGATCTCCGTATGAGAATCCTACTTGGTATGAGAACGCATAACCATAAGGGGGAAAAAACATGTACTATTTCGTAACAGAACTTGATGCACGTCCTGACGGCATCGTCAACAGCACAATTACCACACGGAGCAGTCTGGCTCTGGGACTTGCACTGTTCTATCAGAGGGCAAGTGTAGCGGTAACCACAACGGACTTCACAGGCGTGGCACTTACGTTGCAGGATCAGGACGGGAACATCGTGCTGAACGAGCATTTCGACACGCTGTATCAGCCGACGGAGTAAAGTATGCTGACCGACTGGAAACAGCCCACAGGCGCACAGGATGCGTACCAAAAGGGAGACAAGGTCACCTATGACAACAGGCATTGGATTTCGACCGTGGACAACAATGTTTGGATGCCCACTGTCTTTGGGTGGGATGAGGTATGACACCGCAGGAGTTTGTTGAGCAGCACCTCGGTAAATCCATAGACTACGACAGCGCCTACGGAGTTCAGTGTGTTGACGGCTTCAAGGT